TAATATATCAATAGCAGTGGTTTCCGTCATATTATAAATTAATGATATATTTATTTTTTAAAAATTTTCAAACATTATTATCATCAAATATCTTTAGAGTTGTTAAATCTTGCTTTGTTTTTTTGAAATTTTCATTCATTTTTGTGATGGTTGACGGAATTGTCGGTGCGGTTGTCCTCAAATTGTCATATCTCATACGTACTTCTGTCAAAAAAACATCGACTTCGAGTCTAAATTTCTTCTTCTTAAATAATTGAGATTCTATATAAGTTTGAAGTTCTTGATAACGGCTCGAATGATTGAAGTGTTTTTCCTTCGAAGCACCAAAGGAGAAAAAAGTCTCAAGACCACTTAAAAAACCAACCAAAACAAATGAAGTCATATTCACATATTGAATCCAATATTTATCAGCAAATGTTGCACTAAACGGTGCCATCATCAATGGAACAAGAACAGCCGGAAGACCAACCATTTGCTTTTTCTTTTTATAAAAATAACCGCTATCTTCATGAAGTGTTACTTGTTCTTGTATGTCCTTATTCCAAATAATGATGAGTTCTTCGACCTTATGTGTCCATGGTTCTTCAGCACGAACGACATCCTGTGATTTTTCTGATTTACAAGCTTCGCTATTACAATCCTCTTCCATATCATTGTCAATATGATGTCTATCACTAACATAACTTTCGTTTTCATTTTTTGACTTTTTTATAAATTTTGTATTGAATTTTGTTATTGTATTAGATTCTTCAAGCTCACGAAGCATAACTATAATAATATACAGATTTTTTTATGATTGGTTAAACGCATATTTTGTAAATTGTCATATTTGAAGCATTTGATGTGTTTCGTGTAATCTTTACAAGTTCGCCAACTTTCAAATCAATGTATTTTGCCATAACATCATTTACACTAATTTTTGGAAGTTGATCAATTTTTTCAATATACAGCTTATTACAGATTTCTTGCTTAAATTCGTCAATATTTTCGCAAACAACTTTTTCATGGTGAGAGAAGAGTGAATGTTTTGTGGGATTCACCAAGAAACTTTCAAAATGAAAAAGATTAATACGAACGTTATTCTCTTTTTCAATAATTTTAATATTGTTTTGAATAGAATTGCTTGAAATATTATCGAGAATGATAAGATTGATATTAATATTTTTAGAAGTCGGAACAATATTTGTTTCAACAAGATTTTTTAGAACTGATTTTGAAAACTTTGCAATTCTTGAAATAATGAACATGTCATATGTTGATTCAGTTTCAAATTTCAAGGTATTTGATTTCTTGAAATCGGAAATAGATTCTTCGGAAATAATACACTTACGATAAGCAAGCATATCAAGCACATTACATTTTACTTTCTTTAAAACACTCGTCATATTTAAAAATCTTAACAAATATATAATTCTTTACAAAACATTTTTAAAAAAATTATTAGGGTTTTTAAAGGACATTTGACAATTTTGTTGTTTCTAAATTTTTTTACTAATTATTCTTAATAACAATACTTCTATTTATTACACTTTATTTTTTTTGTATTTGATAAGTAAGCCAGCCTAATAATTTAACGTCATCATTGCTATCATCAGAATAATTTGTAAATTGTTCTTCTTGGTTTAAAATACTTTCCAAGCTTATAACACCCAAATCTTTAAAATGATCACCGTCAAAAGATGGTCCCAATTCGTTCAATTTTAACATATAAGACTGTGTACATTCTTTGAATTCATTGTATGTCTTACCATAAGGCTTACATGTATTTTTCATTGATAATAATGTACTCTTGAACTCATTTCTTTTATCACGTTTAGCCTGTTTACCACCTGATGCGTTGAATTTTTTTGTGTCAGCATAATCCCATTCATCTTTAAAGTAATTAGCAATCTTCATAATATCCTCTATTGTCAACTTATTCTCATCCTCGTCCTCATCCTCTTCTGAAGATGCAAGGGATGAAGACTCGATTGCTTTATTCATCATATAAGAGTGTTGTGCGTCATTATAAGCTAACCATCCTAATAATTGAACTTCATCACTATCTTCGGAATAATTAGATCCAGGCATTTTATCATCAAAATGAATAGATCTTATTTTATCACGTAACATATAATCAAGATTTATATCACCTGCAGTACCACTTTCTGTGAAAGACCAATTATCAAACTTTTTCTCCCATTTATTTTTCTTATCTACAAATTCTGGTCCAAAAGTGTTTAATTCTACTAAGTATGATTGAACACATTGATTAAATCCATTATATGTTTTTCCATATGGTTCACATTTAACCATTAATTCAACTAACTTATCTTGAAACTTTCTACGATATTCGCGCTTTTTTTCCTTCAATTCTTTAAGTTTATCCCGATTATTGTTTCTATAATTAGAGTAGTTCAATTTTACTGTGTAATCATGAATTTTTTTAAACATAGTTGATATAGCTGTTATATCATCTGAATTCAAAAGTTTTTCACTATCATTATCGATATCGGTATTATCAATTTTATATTCATGTTGCGATTTATTCATTGCCATCCAACCTATATCTTGTATTTCTTCGATAGCCTCACCTCTATCAATAATTTCCCCACTGTATTCATTGTTATCTCTTAATTCAACTATATCTTTCATCTCATCTGACAATCCAGAAAATCCAGAATCATCAGAATTATTTGAATTACTACTATTCCCAAGCATTATAATAGCTACTATTACAAGTACAACTACACATATAAGAGCAAGTATTCCTAACACCAATGCAGTTGAAATTCCACCAGTTGATTTAGTGGGGTCTATATCAGGAGGATACATATCAATTATTAATATAACACTATATAAAAATTCTTTGACATTTTTAACAAAATAAAACATATAAAGATAAGACGCATATAAAATTTTATATATGTTAATATTAATATGAAAAATCTTAAGAAAGTTAAATCTATCGAAGACACTTTGTTAAAGGTTTCGCCCGAAATCTTAGTTTATTCGTTAGTTGCGTTTTTTTATGGAGCTTTATTAGAAGCGATCTTTCCCGACATTAAGGACCAGACAAAAGTTTCGCTAATGTTTGAATCGTTGGTTCAACTATTTCTTATAGTGTTTCTTTTTGTTATTTTGAATGACGTTTATAAAAGTAGGATTGGTGGTTTTGTGTTTGTTCTCGTGTTAATAGGCAACATCCCTACCTTTTTCAAGAAAATTGATTTGTTATCAAAACGCCTTTTTAAGAATGTAGCTACAAAAAACAATCCAATAGACGAACAGGTTAAGGAAGAGACACAACTTTATGATACAAAGAAAAGCGAGGTAAAAAGAGACGATGTTACTACAGAAAAGTACGAAGACTATGAAGAAGAGGAAGAAGAAGAGGAAGAAGATGAAATCGAGCCAATCGGCGCGACATCAATCCGTAATTTGCGTTTTTAAGGAATTTTAAATCCAATACATACATTTTTGAAGTGTGTCACAAAATCCCTTTTGATTTTGTTTAAAATGTTAAGTAAAACAACATAGTTTATAAGGAATTTTAAATCAAGTACATACATTTTACAAATCTCTATCATAACTCCTTTTTAAAATTCGAAAAATGTTTGGTGAGATTATATAGATTTGATACGATATTACATACCATGAATCTTGTTGACTTTCTAAATAAGAATGGAATCCTTTACTTTCCCATCAACTTAGAGAAGAAGATTGTTAAGTCATCAGGTAAAACCAAAAAGTTGTTACGTCCTTACAATGACAAATCAATGCCATCTTACAATGATTTTTCAGATACAAAACTCGTTAAGGAACGTCAACAGAAATATGGAAATCTATATGACACTATTTGGATAGACACAAAAATAATAAACCAAATTGACGTCGATGGTGATTTCGATCCTATGATTCAAACTCCTTTCTTCAAGAGTGTATCCAAAGGAAAACCACATTACTTTGTTAGTGGGTTTCATGGCTTAGGACGTAAGCGTGTTGATACTAAATGGACTGATGTGGAGCTTCTATGTGGTCAAGGAAGTTATGCTGATAAGAATCAAGAAGTGTTCGACCATGAAATGGAAATTAAGAATTATTGTGGCGATATTTACAAAATTCTTCCTCAAAACACTGATGATCCAAATGAAATAGAACGTCGTACAGTGTTGTCTGAACCTTCTGAAAATATTAGCGATAAATTGAATAAAGTGTTTGACACGGAAGGTGATTGGAAATCAAACTTATACGAAAACAGTAAAAATTGTGTTATAATTCCATCTGATAAAAAATGCCTTGTCGATGGAATGAAATGTCATTCTTGCGTTCAGAGCTTTGTGATTCTGAATAAAACCTCTATTAAAGTTCGGTGTCATGCTTGTGGCGAAAAGAAAATTGATGTTGTGAAAAATAAGGATGATTGGGGTGCTATTCGCCGTTTTTACGGTTGTGGTAATGATTCTTCGGAAGATAAAATGACATATGATTTGATTCAGGAATATGTTGATGAAGTGTGCGAAAATGAAGACTATCTTAAGAAAGATGGATTCATTATGAAACGTTCTGATGAATGTGTTATTGAATATGAACCAGTTGCTCCTTATGATGAATTTCTAGATACTATCTTCAAAGACGCTGACCTCTCTATGAAAAGAGTTTATAAAAAACCTACTTCTAAAAAGAATCTTATCAATTATTTGGAAACCGTTCACACAGACATTGATATTCTGAAGCGAGATAATAACATTATGAGTTTTAAGAATGGTTATTTGAAATTGAAAGAATTTACTTTTCATCCTTATAATGATACTGAAAATTATAATTTCATTGCTAAGAAATTTATGCCGTTTGATTTTGATACTGCGTGGCTTAATTGTGATTGGACTGAAATTGATTGTCCAATTTTCGATAAAATCATTAACGATCAATCTATGATTTCGAAAGATCCTCTGGTGAAGCTTGCGTTTTATGGTCTTCTTGGTTCTCTCCATTTTCCAAATGGTGAAGACCCAATTAAAGTTGTTCCATATTTGGTAGGCACATCTGGAACAGGAAAATCAACGATTGTTAATATTGTATCATCAACCTTTTCACAAGAGAATATAGGTACAATTAATTTTAGAGAGAAAACTTTTGGGAAATCGGCGTTTCTAACCAAAGATGTAATCATCGATGCCGATACACCCTCAAACATGATTAAGGAGTTTGGAAAGTGTGAGTTCCAAAAAGCCGTTTCCGGTGAAGTTATTGCTATTCCCATTAAAAATCAAAAAACCGAAAATCAACATAAGGTCGTTCAGAGAATGCTGTTTTGCTCTCAGTATGTTCAAGAGGTACAAGATACAGGCGAGGTAATTCGTAGAATTGCTTATTTCAATTTCCAGCCAGTTGAATGTACAAATTCCAATCTTGAAGATGATTGTATTAATACAGAATTACATAAAGTTTTCATCAAGCTTATTTTGGCACGAAAGAAAATCCTTGAAACATTCAATGGTCGCCCATTCCATGAGTGGGGTATCAAGCATTTCAATGATAAGGTTGAAGATGTACTTATTGAAAATAATTACATTTACCGATTTATCAGCGAAAGTGACCATTTCCAAATGTCAAGTAATTCTCGTGTTCCTTTTGAGACATTTGTGACATTATTTCATGATCATTTCAAGGGGCAACCTAATCGTCCTCGCAAGCCCAAAACATCTGATGTGATGTTCGCAAAGATGAAGCTCAATGTGACAAAGGACTTAATTTGTAAAAATTGTAAAAGCAAATTTGATCCAAATCACAAATGCTGTGAGGCACATAATAAAAACAATAAAACGACAAAGTATTTCATCGATGGATTAAAACTCATTGAATCCAACAATGATTTCTCATTCGATGATGGTAATGCTTTGTAAACCACGTAATACATTATTTGCGTGTGTTTTTTTTGATTTCAAAAAAATCATATAAACATAACAAAATATAAGATTTCGACAATGAATTGGTTTCATAAATATTCACCAAAAAAACTTGATGATTTCTTAACAAATAAAGACACTATTTCAAATTTGAGACATTTTTCTAAAAATTTGACACATTTCAAAATTTACAATGAAAATAACGCAATTGGAAAAAGAAAGATAACATCCCTATTTATTGAAGAATTAGGTATTAAACATGTGTTCTATATAAATGACGCATTAAAAACAAATGAATCAAGGGATAATTTGTATTCTTTTTTAGACAAAAAAATCAATGACAAATTAAAGGTTATTTTCATTGAAAATTTATCATTCATTTCAAACATATTTACACATGAATTAATAAATTTGCTAAAGATTGAACAGAAACAGTATATTATATGTGCTATTGATAATAATAATTCAAATCAAATATTTGATAAATATTTTGTAAAATTTAAACTTGATGTGCCAGATAAACATGAAATTATAAAAATAGGTGAACATATATTAACTATCGAAAAGATTGAATATACTAAAAATGATATAAATGATATTTACGATGGCTCATCTAATTATTATGATTTTATTTTCAAGTTGGAAAGTTTTTACAAATATAAGAAATTATTAAGGTTTGACGAAACAAAAATAAATTTTGAAAAATTTTTTGATAGCAAATATAGTCTACTTGAAAAAATTCGTGAAGTAAGAACATATGAAACCACTCTAATACAGAGCAAAATTGTTAATAAATTTTTTAATTATAATTTTGAATATCAGAACAATATCAAATTTGCTACAATTCTAGGCAATGCAAAAGAGAAATATGAAATGAATCAAAACGAAACGTTCGAATTATATAAAGCAATATCTATGATTCATGAAGAAATTATTGAAAAAACATGAATAAACATATTAAATTGATTCAATTTAAACAGCAATTCCACGCCAGTTGTCAAGAAGTCTCTCATCAAGATATTTGAAAAGATCCGTATAGTCGTTATTAATAATAACGAAATCGAAATATTCTTCTGGAAGTTTGGCTACCTGATTCTCTGTATAAGAATCTGTAATGGCCTTTAGATGCACTTTCCAATCATTAGGATATAATGTGCGAACACGATCCTCAATAATTTCCTTTTCATTCTGTAAATTAATAACTAGATCGAAATTCTCTGACATTTTAAAATATTCGTTCATCATCCTAAGGTCATCGACAACCACAAAGTCATTCTTGCGAATCTGTTTCATTAGTGCTTTAACCCAAACATCTTGATCAATATCTCTCATCTTCGTTGCAAGATTAATAAGCAGATTGCGGTCTTTCACAGTCATTCCAAACAATTCAGTTGCTAGTTCCTTCACTTTTCCGGCAAAAGAAAGCTTATTCCATTTATAATTAGAATACCGTTCGATAATCTCATTCGCAAGCGTTGACTTTCCACTGCAAATATTTCCGGAAATTGCGATCTTCATTTTTATACTTTTTTTATATTTTTATACCACTTTTTTTTACACATTTTTTTTGAAAACATTTTTCATAATTTTATAAGGAATTTTAATCCAATTTACAAACAATTGAAGAACGACGAGTATAAACCCTTTTCACACCACATTCCTCACGAAGTGTTTTGTAAAGCATCTGTTTAGTTTCAGCAGAAAAGGTTTTGTTCGAAAAAAGAACAGAATACTTACCATTGCGAATGAGAATTTTGTTGCGAAAATAAGACATGATTTTTGTATTTGCTTGGAATTACTTTGTTTCTTGTTTTTATATGTTTTTATGTATCTATATATATAATAAGAATGTTTTTTGTTGTTATAATTATAGTAATGATTTTAGTATCAGTTCTTCTGGTTGTTTTAAAAAAGAGAAAAGAGAATAATTCTTATACTTTGGATGAAATAAAAAATAACGATCTGTTAGAAGAAGAAATCACTACAAGAGAAATAAGTGAAGATAAAGAATTAGAAGAAGAAATAAAAGAAGAAATAAAAGAGGAAGTAAAGGAAATTGAAGAAGAAATTCTTGTTGAAGATCCAATGACAATTGAAGTTCCACAGACTTGGGAAGGTATGTTTAGAAAAATTGATTTGAACAATGACGGAATGCTTCAAAGAAGCGAAATAGTACATTATAGAGACGGTTTATCACTAGAAGAAATTTGGAGGAGATATGATGACGAAGGATATAATGATGGTAATCTTATGGATTTGGATAAGTTTATTGATGAAGAAGGTGACATATCGCATTGGAGTGTTGTCCCGAACAAAAAGAATAAAAAGAAACGAAAAAAAAGGAGACAGGCTTTGCTTGGTAATGATAATGCTATTCTTGGTAAAGGATCGGATTAAGATTAATTTGTATCACAAAATTCCTTATAAATTTTTCAAAAATGTTTTGGAAAAATGTATCATATTTAATTAGATTGATCTATTATGTCTTCGTACATAGATTTGATTCCAACTGATGTTCTGCAGCACATTCTTGAGTTTAATGCCGAACATCGCGAACTTTTCAAAGAAACTCTTGAACAGATCGAAGTTAAAGGCATTCTCAGTACACTTAATGAGTACGAAAGATTAGACCCTTTTGTTCATCTAACTACGGCGTATTATGAGAACATTGCTGATCCTGGTTATTTCGTTCATATGCTTTCTAAGTGTAAGTGTTGCGAACGCCATGCACGGAATCGTCCTACAAGCATAAACGATGAAGTTCCGGAAAGCGACGTGGTTTCTCCATTTCAAGTTCACACGTGTATGTGTACGTGTCGTAATCGTTCTCGTTGGATCATCAGATCTTTTTGGTATGATGATGAAGACTATTGAGAAGTGTTGGAATGGTTTTTTTAAAAATACTCTGTATATTTAGACACATTGATAACTGGTTTATTTGTTTTGGCCTTAAAGGAGTTGGGATCCCATTGCTCCTCATCATCAGAGTCAGGATTTGGCGGCTTGTAATTTTTTTTACTAAAATCCCAAGAAGCCTGACTACATAAGCGAAAGGGTGGGTGACTATCTGCTTTATACCAAAATATACAATCTTCAATTTTATTCGATTTACTTGTATTGTCAATGACAAGCACCCCATAGTCAGACGTAACTTGGTTCATGCACTGACAAAAGGCATCAAACGTAGGAAACATACCAGCGAACGAATCATATAAACGTTTTCTATTTTGAATGATATTTTCCCGCAATATAAAAACGTAATCAATATTAGTACGAAGATTCGGTGGCAATCCAAGAGCGTATTGCATCGCTAAAATAAATAATAGTTTATAGTGTCGACCATTCATAAATAACGCTCGAACATATTTGCTTTTAAAAATTGATGAGTCGTACATACAATCATCGAATATGACAAACGCATTTGGGTTGACGTTCATCGACTTTCCGCTCTTTTGTTTTTTTAGAATTCTTTCTTGACGTAGCAGAACCTTTTGAAGTATGTCATCGTTATATTCATTATGTATAAAGATCGGTGGAATCATCTCTGAATAGAAACCATTCGCGGCTTCTGTCGCAGAAACAACTGTACCGACAGGTATATTTCTATGATAAGATAATAAATCTTTTGTTAAAAATGACTTACCTGTATTTCTTTTACCTATCATAACAACCACTGAATCTGGTTTGATCGACGCCATATCAAAGCGTTTTAATTGCAATTTCATATTAAAAATTTCATATATAAAAAAATTTTGTAAAATAACACACGATGTGTATAAAAACATATAAAAATAAAACATTTAAGAATGATAATATCTATTAACTATGTCTCTGGATTCTTGGTTTTCGAGTAAAAACAAAACAAAAATATTGTATTTAAAATTCAAAGAAGGCATCGACATAGAAAATGTAGTACAAAAAAAAGCAGATAATAATAATATCAATATTATCAATATAAACCCTTTATATCACAAAATTCATTTGATTATCAAAAAAAAGTTCTTCTTGGAAAAAATTGAAGAAATTTTGACTAAAAAGAATATCAATTCCTTTTTTAACACACGTGACGATATTTACATGATTCATAACGCACACGTTTTCGATAAAAGTTTTTTCGAAAGTTTAAACAAAATGTCTGCAAAATTTTGTTATCCAGTTGTTTTGTTAATTGATCTATCTTTGATTTCTGAACGGTTTGCGTCATATATTTTGAAAGATTCAAAGAATACAAAAACTTATGAAATAAAAATTAACCAAGACACCATAAAAAAATACATAAAAGACACTTGTGAAGACTACAATTATAATATTAACGATAAACATTACGAAGAATTACTTAAAATCAAAAATATGTATCAAATTAAAACCGCTTTGTATGAACTTATCTATACAAAAAAAATTGACTTCGAAAATAGAAATTTAATTAAAATTGACAAACACGTCGTTCAAAATGCGTTTAAACTTCTTTGCGATTCAAAAATATCTTGGAGCGAAAAGGTAAAAAATATAAAAACACAAATATCACTTTTTAAAATGTTAATGCCTTTACACGTAGTTTCTGGTGTAGATTCAAATGATTATAATATAAGTTCTGTTAAAAAAATTGAAATAATTCAAAAATGTTTCGAGTCAATGGCCCAAGCTGAAAAGGTATCTGATAGTACATATTCTATTATTCTTAAATATTTGATCCCTGCGACATTAGTACCAAATCAAACATTAAAAGGAATTACTATGAACAATAGTGTCTCAAATAAGTATTTGAAAAATGATGAATCAGCTATATTCAAGCATTTCTTAAAAGTTTCTAAATTCAAGATGAATCAAAGGTGCTCGGTTGATCCATCACAAAGTTTGAAAATATTTAATATTCCTTTTAAGAAAACAGATTTAATTTTTTGAAAAAAAAATATATGTATAATTATAATCATGAATATGAACAACGACCCCTCTTTATACTATGGTAAATCTCAAAATCTCGACATTCCATTTGTTGGTGCAGTCGCGGCGGATGGTTTTACTGCATACAAACCACATAACACGCTTTATGGTGCTCAAGCAAAGATTGACAACTCCATTAAAAGGGATGAATTGATTGATGATGCTGATGTAATTCTTAAAAGAAATCTTGCAAAAGCTAAAAATTCTGTATTAATTAAGAATTCCTTAAAAAAGTCACCTGAAAAGCTTCCAAAGCTTAACTGAATAATATTTCTTTAATAGGTAAATTTAAAAATAAAAACATATAAAGATAAGACGCACAGATATTTCAAGTAGAAGAAAGATTTTTGAAGATAGTAAAATTGCTAAAAATTATTACGTAGCAAAGGATGATATTGTTGCCAAGATTAATGAATATATCGATAAGTATCAGGAACTTGAAAAACCATTCAATGATATTGAATTATTATGTACTAAAAAGAAACAACTTGAAATCAAATATATACGTAAACGCCAAGAAACTTTATCAAAAGTCTTTGATATGGAAGAAATTGATTACGGTGCGGTTGACTTTGAGATTGATGGATTTGTAAGAATTCAAGAAAAAACAGTTAATCACATTGATAAAAGAGGAAATTCGTTTTCGTTTATTTTAGAGAAAGCTGGTGGAAAAGATAAAAATCAACAATATGGTATTAATGACAACGATTTTTATTGGTTGAATTTAGCAGGCACAGATTATTTCTATATAATTCCTTCAAAATTGATGGAAAAAGATGGTAAAATCCGTCAAACATTAACGCTTCATAAAGAGTTTTACCCAAAAAATAGAGGACGTCCATACACTGACACCTGGACTTACGACTTTCGTTTCGATTGGACTAAACTTCTTCAAGAAAATATTGATTACGAAAAAGAAGTAAATCGTTTGTGGTGTCTAATCCGTGAAATTAAATTGTCAGAAACGTTTATAATTGATCAATTGAGTTTATAGCCGCAGTTAGGGCAAAAATTACAAGGATATTTCTTTACATTATCAATGATTTCAAAGAAACGGTTTAAAAATTTCTTATGAAATTTATATATGTTTATTATAATAAATGGAAATTGAAAAAAACAAAAAGATCGAAATAGAAACTCAAAATAAGGTTAACGAAACTGAATTTGACAAGTTAACAATGAAACGTTTTATCGATAATTTTATAACAACTTGGTACAAATCGTTTGATAAATTATTTTCAAAAAACACTTATGAAGATTTGCTGGAAGAATCAGAAAAGGAAAATTTTGTTGATATAGCCGTTGAAAAAATATTGATACTTTTTAATATTTTTGTAGAACTTTTTTGGAAAAATAATAATAAATTTTATATAGGGGTAGGGTTTCTCATTCTTGCCTATCTTACTTATTTCATTTTGGTCACCAAATAAATATAAAAAAAGTTCCCTTAAAAATAAGGGTCTTTTCATTTACATTGTAATGTTATTAAACATCTCTGTTGCTTGAGTCAAATTCACATTTTCCTTCGACAAAAAGAACGGCATGTTTTCAACAAAATATTGTTTGATAATTTCAAACTCATGTAATGAAACATAACCAGGAGTCTCAAGATGATTTCCGGTCACAAATTGATTCCAAAAGAAATATTCGCTCTTAGTCTTGATTGCATCAGAGATACAAAGCCATGCTGTACGTTCAGTGTTGTAGTATGTGCAAGTCAACGTATCAGCAATAAAATCAACAGATGATAGATTTGAAAATCGGTTTAAGCCCATCTTCATCTGGTATTCGATTTCACAAATTCTACCTATAATCGCGGGCAAGAATTCGAGTTCTTCTTCACTTTTGCAAAACTTACACACTGTTGCCATACGGTAACGAGAACCCCAATGTTGTTCATATTCAACATCATGACGGCAAATAGAGCAATAAACCATATCTACTCCTTTATTTAAATGTAATGTTTTTTTACTTATATGATTAAAAATCAAGGTCTTTTTTTTAACATTTTTGTTTTTAAAAAAAGGTAACTAAACCCCCAAACCTTAATTAGATTTGCATACAAGACATTTGATCTAGAGCATCATCCAGACCACGCGAGAAACGCGACAATGATATATCACAGAACAATGGCATGTTATTGGCGAAAAATGACTTAATTTTGTCAATTTCGTAAAATTCGACATAGCCGTCAGTTTGAAGAAGTTGATTTGAAATGATTTTGTTCCAAGTCACAAGTTCTTCCCTATTCTTAATCATATTTTGAATTTGCAGAAAACAAACACGTTGTCGCAATGTATCAATTGCGAGTTCGCTGTTTGATCTGTGTAGAACACTCATAAGTTGAGTGCACGTATCATCGTTCTCAATAATCGAATACTTTTGAACATCATATGATGCGTAATTCTTCTTGATTTTGATTAAACGTTTCACAATGTTAGGCAACGTTGCCAAGTCTTTTTCTTTACAGCACTTAAAGCAATAATTTGCGTTAAGATACTTGCTCTTCCAATGAGATCGATGAGGAACATTCACTTTACAGTTGTGACAATAATCCATTTAAAATCTCTTTCAATTACATATTATTATACATTTTAAGGTCGTTTTTATAACTTTTTTTATGAAATTTGTTAAAATGTTTTGATATAGTTTATAAGTTAAGATGTAAAATGCTTTCAAAAGTTGCTTCAGCATCAATTGATATATTAGGAGTTTTATCCTTTATATTAATGCTAATATTACATTTTATACTTCCATACCTATATATTAATATTTGTGTTCCAAGAAGTTTATCTGGATTTTTAATTTCACCTTTTAAAATATTTTCAGTTGAATGTAAAATTATTAGAAATGTTTTCAATTATACTTTTATATCAATAAATAATTTGAAAATGATATGTATTTCATCAATTACTAAAAAAACCCTTGAATTTGTTAAGAATCATCATTACATTGATGAATGAATTTCAAAAGGGTCAACTTCTTCTTTATTCTCATCTTCGTCATCAATAATCATACATGTTGTTGTTTGAGGAGGAGAATAAGATTTACGTTCCTTTTTTGGAAATAATGATGAAGACTTTTCAGGATTTTCTTTTATAATTGAACGATATTTTTCTACTTCTTTCCAGAATGTAGCAATTTCTGGCTCAACCTTTTTAAACCAGTTGCAATTTCGCTTAATAATAGTTTTACAATATTTGTTGAGTTTCCAGCAAGTTTGCTTTACAATTTGGACACCATCATCTTCTATAAGTTCATCAATTACTTTTTCGTTCCAGAGTTTGTAATACGCAACCGACTCGTTCATGTTAGCATATTTATATAGAATTTTATCATCGTCACCTGATGTATATTCAATTAACATTCCGTAAAATTCAGCCTTTTTGTTTTCAATAGTTTTATAAAAATCATCTTTTGTTAAATTTTCATCGATTTTACATTCAAAGAAATCACAAAATTCGAGATCACAAACTTCCATTTGCAATTGACATTGAACCCAATACTTATATAAGGGGACACCTGTCAATTCACGTGAATATAGACACTTAATTTCAAGCATACGGCCTAGCATCTTTGGGTCTTTCGACTCAATCACAATTCCATCGGGACTTGCTCCTAAATGATTAATTGCCTGATGACGAATGCAACCATATTCTCCTACTTTTGTATTAGTAAGACGCTCATAAATTTCTTGGGCAA